CACCTCACGATTAACCTTTTGACCATCAATCCCACCACCAGTCTTGGCAGTGATATACATGCAGGAGTAACCACGCTCTGCCAGTTGCTGACGGAAATCAGATTCTGCCAGCAGTTTGATAATCTGCTTGGTAGAACGTGCTGCAATGAGAATCTTATTAAGACTATTCTCATCGATAGTGTCAAGCAGATTCTGGGAATCACGGTCAGCAATCATCTGCTTGTCCTGTACCATGTCAAGTTGCTTGACAACAACTTTAGGCGGCAATATGTAGCCTTCATCCACCAACTTAGGAGCAGGAACGTTGCAGATAACCTTGCCATAAACCTCAGGGTCATTCATCCCAGGTTTGGAAACAGTGAGAGAATGTTTAGGAGTAGCAGTGAAGAAATAGCAGCGAGTAGCAGTAGAAGAGAAGTGCTCCGTAGCAGCGAAAAAGTTACGTTGGACCGAATTGTGCGCTTCATCAAAGTAAATGCAATCAACATTGATCTCTGCTTCCATGAGACGGGGCAGAGAATGATAGGTGGTAAAGATGAGTTGCTTACGATATGCTCGCTGACTCCAATTACGGATGATAGCAGGACGAGTGCTGCTAAAGTGATGAGTCTCACCACTATGAACGTGCATCACTGCAACGTCAGTATGAAACTCAAGAAACTCAGCAGACAACTGCTCAGCAAGCAGAATACGGGGAGCGACTACAACGACAATACCACGATCACAAGCATCAAGATATTCCTGAGAATCCTTGATCATACACATGGTCTTTCCACCACCCGTAGGAACGATGACCTGACCTTTATCATATGCCAGCATAGCAGTCAGTGCGTCCTGCTGGTGTGGTCGGAGTTGCATCAAATCTCTGTCGCTCATGCACTTATTATAGCACGAAGGGACCTCTACCGATGGTCCCTGTGACAGTTATTAAAGTGGGTGTCTTAAGGTTTCTTAAAGAAGCTAAGTTCTCATCTCCAACCCAGACAAAGGTAGTCTATAGGGTTAATTTGGGTTTGTCAACCGTCATACATTCAAATAAAGCAATGTAGTTACCTTTTGTAATATTTACTTGATATTCAACATCTTTTTGTAAGTCAATATATGAAAGTTCTTCAAGTTCTACACCATTTACAGTACAACTTCCTTCCAGTGCTACTAGACAAGAATAGGATTGTTTTGATATAATTTTCTTTTGAGTGGTTCTTAGCAACTTTCCATTCCAATCTTCTTCTTTTTTCCAAGTATTAAATGCAATTATTCTTCCATTTCCCTTAGTATTTTGTACTACAAGATCAGCATCAGCAAATGGTTTTAGATCATATAAATCTTTTGCAGATTCTGTACCCGAATTATAGGTACGAACTTCACCATCTTTGAAGTAGTAGTGTATACCTTCACCATAAGAAAAGAATATAAACTTAGTAAGTCTTTCCTCTTTTGGTTCTAGTGTTGTCGTTGGTTGATTTGATTGACTAACACAGATAAAGAACCTTGGTGCTCTGTATATTCTGCGAAAAGTTGGATGAGATGGAATGATTTCGTTTTGTCCTTCATTCATAACTTAATCCTCTTCATTCTTCTGGTTTTCTGGTCTGTTAAATGTTTAGTATCTATTTCAACAACTTTTCCAAGCAAATCTTCAATGGTCTGTTCATTTGTTGCTTCATCAGCAACATTTGATGGTAATGTTTCTTCTTCTGCTTCTCTCGAAGCAATCAGTGGTAATCCTGCTTGAAATAATGATTCAATTAAAGACAGTCCATCAGTTGTATCAAGGCCATCCAAATCAAACATCTTAGCACCATACTCATCTATGGATTTTGGTGCATTTTGGCGACAGAAACTCACTGCAATTTGGTTTGTTTCTGGTAAATAATCAACTATCTTAAAGATTATTTTCATTTTACTGATATACTTTCCAGTATTTAGGATTTATATATCCTGTTGAATACTTTAAGTATTCTTCTTTCAATACTAGAGTTATATCTCCAACTATTGCTATTCTTTCACCAATAAATCCATCATCATTATGCTCTGTGCAGTGGTGTAGCGTACTTGGAAAGAGAAGAACGTAACCTTCTGGGGGATGTATGAAAAATTTTTCTGCGTTTAGATGATTTGGTGTTTCAATCATCTTTAAATCATCATATCTACCTTCTTTATTTCCTATCCAAAGTTTATTTTTTGAATCTACATTTTGAAATGTTATTGTGTGTGAATTGGGTGGAATACTCACATAATACACAAATGAAATATGGCATGATGCATGAATGTGCCATGGTATTGTCCTAGAATCTCTATGTCTAGACAACCAAGACTTTGTTATAACATAATCAAAGATATCTTTATAACCTAAAACATCTCTAGTATATGATTTCGTATGTGATATAATGTCAGCAAATAATCCTTCAAGTTCATCTTCAAGATGTAATAAAGGATTTCCTACATTCTCACTTACTGTATTGTTTCTATCATCATCAGTATAATCATATTTGGGATATACGTTGTAAAAACTATTTTTATGCTCTTGATGTTGTTCTAGTTCCCCCGCATATATTGTTGTTGGAAAGATATTAAATGTCTCATAATTCATTGAACACATCCCCATGTTGTTAAAATGTATTTGTCACCACCAATTGGTGGATTGCCTCTATGGGTATGTGTAAATGCTGTTGGGAATATTATAACTCTTCCCTTCTTTGCCTCTACTCTTTTATTCAAATATAAAAACTCAGTTTCTCCTGCTTCAAAGTCATCATTCAAGTAAACTTGAAGAACCAACGCTCTAGATGAAGATATAAGAGTAGATGATTCGTAGTGCCAGTCATGAAATCCACCACCAACTGGTATCTTTTTTGCCTTTATGTCATAAAATAGAAACTGAGATTTGTTTAGAATTGAGTAATAATTGATATAATCATCGATTATTGGTTTAACTATTGGAAAAAACTTCTCCCCAACAGATGACCAAGAAGGGAGATTGTAATTGTGATGGAAATTTATTTCTTTATGATCTATATTATGATTTGGACTTGTGTTATCAGTCATAATATTGTTATGACTTAAATGTTCCATTATCCCAATAAGTTCATCACAGTCTTCATCACTGAAGACATTATCATATATTGCAATACAGTCTTTCATTACATAATCAAGAAAAAATTATTTATGATACACCTCCACCACTTACACCACCAATTACACTGCCACTGAGGGTATATGAATTTCCTCCTGTTCTAATTGCACTACCATTAGAACCAGGGCCTCCACCGCCTGCAGTACAAACATTTCCACCGCCACCGCCGCCACCTTGAGCGCCATCATTGGGATCACCACCACGTCCGCCGCCTCCACCGCTAGAACCGCCGCCGCTGCCACCGCCGCCACCGCCGCCACCAGAGCTTTCAGAACCACCACCTCCAGGTGATCCTGGGCCTCCAGAACCGAAGTTTCCTCCTCCTGCGCCACCGCCGCTTCCTGCAGGTAAACCAGCGCCACCGCCACCTCCACCGCCTCCAGAAGCGTGGTCTTGGGTGTTCTTATCTGGATCATTATGACCACCGCCACCGCCGCCACCACCAGCATATCCTGCTTGTATTTTTCCACCAGAAAACACTCTAATATTTGTTGTTCCGTTGGAATATTGCAGACCTAAACCACTATTACCATTATTACCCCTAGCACCGCTGCTACATCCACCTCCACCTCTTCCACCATTTCCACCAGCCCCAATAATTTTTCCACTACTACCAACATCAATCAAAAGTTGTGTTCCACCATCCCAATTTCCAGTTCTCATGGCACATCTGGAAGTATCATTATTTTTCTCAGATCCAATAGTTTTATTGACGTGGATAATAATCTTTGAACCACCAGTATTTGATGGTCTAGATTTGAAACCACCAACGACGTTGACTAATCCAGATTTATTATTATCATATCTCCCTTTTACATAAACACGATTCTGAGCGCCTCCACTATAATAATTTACTATAACATTTAATCTTTTTCCATAAAAATTACTAAATGCAATCTGACCTGATTGTGGAATACCAGTGTCAAGAGGTATGTTGCTTAATACACCAAAGGTTTGACTGACTCTATATGCACCTATGTTCTTATTAGGTGGAGTACCAAATTCAGATGCTATATTTGAAAATGAAATTTGTCCAGAAGATTGAAGTGCCATAGGTCTTTAGAAGCAATCGTTCCAAATTGTTCCGTCGTAAACTTGTAGTTTTTTGGTAGTAATGTTGTAAATCATTGCACCTTCTTCCACTCCCGTCTGGTTTATATTAGTGAGAGCATTTCTTTGTGTTGTTGTTAATCTTGGTGGAATCATGTATGCAATTCTGTCAATGTCTTCACCACCTAATATTTGATTGGAAGCATCTTTAAAATCAAGTACACACATTGGTCTTGTTGTACCAACACCAACCGCTCTTGTCAATAATGTGGTTGATTGTGCATTTATACCATCAACCCACATGTCATCAGTTTTAATGCCAATACTGCCATTAGTATCGACACAGAAATATGCAGAACCTGGTGAGTTTACTGCAAATTTATCTGGAACTAATGCTTGTGGTCTAGCACCTTCTAGAACTCCAACACCCATAAAATTGGTGGTGTGAACGTTGTTGAACGTAGAAACTCCAGAGGTTGCATTAACATTTCCTGAAAGTATATTTACAGAAAATGTACCTGCAGTAAGTTGTCCATTAACTGCTAAATCTTGTTTGAAAGTTGAGTTTGCATTTACAACAAGTGAATTTGAATATAAAGTTCCATCAATAAAAGTATCACCAGTTATTGTTGCTATTCCAGAAACATGTAGAGGGTTGATTGGATCTGTTAATCCAATTCCCAAATATCCTTCATAAGTTAGTGCCATTAACTGGTTGTTATTAGAACCTCTATGCCAATAGAAGGAACCAGTGTTTATGCCAGAAAGAGGATCACTCGCTTCCAAGTAGAAATTGAAGTTTCCATCACCATAGTTGATTAAATCAAGAGAATTTTCAGTACTATAATCAAATAGTGCTTGAATATTTCCATATCTAAATGCTGCACCATCATCATTTAAACTGTTGTTTTTACCAAGGTATAATAAAGAACTATTACTTGGACTGATTAGTCTAAGATTTGCTGATTTAATTTCTTCTAAAATTTCTACAGAACTTGCAGATAGGGAATTATTTGTACCAATACCAATGAACGGTGTTCTCAGTGATGAAGTTGCAGAAACTACACCGACGGTTAAAGTTTCGAGAGCTGGGTTATATACAAAATTACTACTCTTACTTAAACTACCATATCCTGCCGCAACTGTACCTGGATTAAATGTTACGGGTGATGGATTATTTAAAGATGTATCGTCACTTAGATACGGTTCAACTACAATATTTTCAGTTCCATCAAATGATACATCATTTATTGTTCTTGATGTTTGTAATCCTGATGCATATGCAGCAACTCCCCAAAGATATCCATCAAATTTTGTTTGTATTCTTCCGAAGATGATAAATCCAAATGCAAAATTACAAAACAAATTTCAAAAAAGGTATGGAGCAGAGAGTGAAAAAATTATAAGAAAATTATTGAATCAAGCATTAAAAACAACCGATGATCAAGACATAAAAAAGGAATTACTAGAGAGGCTAAAGATACTAAATCCTAAACCAAAAAACATGATCAAATGTAGAATTTGTGGAACAGATTTCAAGGCTAGAAAATTTAAGTATGGATTACAAAAAACTTGTTTTGAGTGCAAAGCTAAAAGTTATTTGGATAAAATT